ACAGAACTAATACTTAAATATATGAAAAAATCTATACCTTCTGGTGTATTTGAAGAAGTTGTGATTGAGTCTACCAAAGAATATGCCAAATCTCTTGAAAAGATTGCAAATGATAAGGCATTAAAAATGCTTACCAAATCTGAAAGAGAAAATCTAAAGAAAATTGCAGCCCTACTTGCTAAAGAAAGAAAAGAAGAAATTGAGGTTGATGAAACGACCAACTCCGTAGGTGGTGGAAATGTTGCAGGATTGGGTGTCGGGGCTCAAGGTGAGCCAGGTGCTCGTCCAAGAAAAAAGAAAAAGAAGATAAATGAAGCTGTACAAATGAGTAAATTTGCAGGTAAAGATGTATTCATTGTAGACTCAGATACTTATCACGCATGTAGACTTGGAAAGAAACAATATGCAAGGTATGAGAAATATGTTGGTAAGAATAGTATTGGTTTAGCAATTAGAGAATATGGTTTAAAATATCCAAAACGGCCTATTATCTTACAGAATGGAGACTCAGGCCCTATGTTATATCTAAAATATGGAAGGAGTTAAATGGCAGAAGAACGAGGAATTCAACAAACTAAAGAATTACTAGATTTTATATTTTCTTTGGTTGAAGCAATTAAGAAGTCTACAGCGGATGGAGACTTCTCTTGGTCAGACGGATTAAATTTCATTGAACCACTAAAGAAAATAGCACCAGCGTTAGATGATATAGAACAAGTAATTCCAGAAGTCATGGACTTAGATTCCAGCGAATGGAATGAACTTGTAGACTATGTTCAGGCTAATTTTAATCTTGAAGTTTCAGAAGAAGACGATTCCGATATAGAAACCAAAATTGAAGAAGCTTTGAATGCTGGAGTTGAACTATTAAGACTTACACAAATAATTAAAGCATAGTTCTATGGCTGAGGAAGAAATTCAAAATGTCAAACTTCAAGTTGGATTACTTCAGCAAGAAATAGAAGCTAGAGGAAAACAGATCGAATCTCTTCTAACTAAATTAGATTCAACTGCAGATAAGATCGTAGAACTGACAGTAGAAATTAAATCGTTAAATTCCCGGCAAGAGCGCCACAGTAAAGTAGATGATGAGATTCGTTCAGAACTCAAACTACTACATACACGGATCGGAAATGTCCATGATGAAATTGGGCATTCAGAGCGTCGTGTAAGCGAATCATTACATAAAGTAGAAGAAAGAGTTCGACAAGTCGAACAATACAAATCAAAATTGATGGGTATGATTGTAGTAGTAGGTGGAGCAGTGGGTCTAGGAATAGCTAGTCTAATGGGTTTACTAAATGTGTTTAAGGAATAACATGAAATCATTTAAAGAATTTTTTACATTGGGCGTTAATAAACCCACTAAAGAGCAAATTCAAGACTATCTGAATCGTTTAGGGAGTTCTGTAAGATTATTGTCGAACAAAGACCTAATAAGAAGCATTGAGCGTTATTTTAAAACGATTAAAAATTTAAAATTAGATCATTCTGGAAAAAAAGTATTGGCGTTTGAAGAATTTGATCCAGAAATAAATGAATCATACAAAACCTATCCAGGCAAGGGGTGGCTTATGGATGGGCCAGATATCAAACCAAAAGACATAATATGGAGATCCAAAATTCACCATTGGGATGATACAGTACGAAGTGATGATACAAGATTCATAATAACAAAGACAGGAAAAGGCAAAGACAAATTCCAGATGTGGGCTAAGAGTGATAAATCTGGTAATGTTGTTTTTCATTTCGGAGATAAACCTACACTTGATGCTGCAAAAGAATTCGCAGCAATTAGAAGGTGGCAGGAAAAAAAATGAACACGTTTCATGAACATTTAGCTATAATATATGATGAACACCTTATCGCTGAAAAAGATGATATATGCGATGTAGATGTAACCAAATTACGTTCTCCCCTTATGAAAAAGATGCACAAAGAGAAATGTGGTGGAAAAGAAAAAGATTCTGCAATGCGTCGTGCAGCTAAAAAGGCTGGAATGTCAAGGAAAGATAGAGATACTTTGTATAACGAGAGGGAAAAATGAAATTATTTAAAGAAGTCAGAAGTCCTACATCTCTTGATAACAAGATGGACAAATATGTAAGTAATGAAATCAAGAAACGTAAACTGGCTAGATTTCCTGTTAATGCTACTGATGATTATCAAATGAAAACAAGAGTAAACCTTGCATTCAAATTTCCTTCACCAACTGGTGAAATGATGCTTTATGTATATCTTAGAAAGATGGCTCCAAGTAAAGGTCAACCAAAAGGAGTGATGGCTTTTAATTATGACATAGAGGACAAATGAAATCGTTTGCTCAACATATAATGGAATTTGATAATCCACAAATCTATTGTGATATGGATGGAGTGGTTGCAGACTTTATTTCATATACTACAGAGATTCTTGGTACTAAGTTTAAAGATGAATATTGGGATCAATTACCAAATGATATGTTTTTACAACTTCCTAAAATGCAAGATGCTGATGTACTCTGGAAATATATAAAACAATTTGACCCATTTATGTTAACTGCAGTTCCAAGAGAATCTAGAGGCCCAATAGCAAAAAGGGCTTGGAAAGATAAAACAAGATGGATGAAGAAAAACTTTAGACTATCAGAAGATAAAATGAGGATAGTCTTGAGAAAAAATAAGAAAAACTTTGCTATGGACGGTAGAGATGGAAGACCAAACATACTGATAGATGACCATAAGGGAAATATCAGAGAATGGGAATCTGCCGGAGGTATAGGAGTTCACCATATCAACGCGAATTTAACAATCACTATGTTGAAAAAAATAGGATTCCCCTAAACTTTAAAGGAATAAAATTATGGATGAACTTTTTGCTGTAGATGAACTTATAATGATGTCAATTGTTTTGTTTGCATCATTTTGGATTTTTCTATTCAACTATAGACAAGATAATAAAGAAAAATATGAAGGACATTCTTGGCTTATAGGGTTTGATCTTGTAATCAACATGGGTATGTCCCTTACAGGATATCTACTAATTTCTATTGTTTTTACCAACATAGCAGAATTAGCACCCTTTGCCACCTACCGATATCCTATTGGATTTTTATTTGGACTCACTTCTAATGTAAGTATTCCTATCGTATTGAAATGGTTTCAACAACAAATTACTAAGAAGTTGAACGAAGCGGGGAAAGGAAAATAGATTATGGCACAACAGAAAGAAAGAATAATAGCAAATGGAAAAGACCAAAAGATATTACAACATGACATTGAAGAAATAGATAAAAAAGTTGAAGAAGTTGCGGCACTGGAAGTTGCTGCCAAAGACCAAATAGTTGCAAGTAAATCATTTATCTATGTTATTATTGGACTACTTATATACTTAATTTTTCTAGTCGTTCCAGACATAGATGAAAGAATGACATGGATGGAAAAAGATCTTTCAGCTGTCTTGGTTCAATCAGAAAGATTTAAAAAGTCCACAAGAGTATTTGCGAGAGACAACCAATGTGCCTCTTGCCATTTAGATCCAGACCACCTACTTCATAACCTACAAACAATATATCCAAGTTTTTCTGATATTAAAGCCTTTATGAGAGTAGGACACATGAGATATTATACCATGACAACTGCTCTTCCCGATGAAGACCTTATGGAAGTGTATAGAACCCTAAAATGAGATGAATTCGTATGGCTTATAACAACAAGGTTGTTGATCATTTTGAAAATCCAAGAAATGTGGGAAAGTTAGACCCCCAAGCAAGTAATGTCGGTAGTGGTCTTGTAGGTGCTCCAGAATGTGGAGATGTAATGAAACTCCAAATCCAAGTCAATGAAGATACTGGTGTAATAGAAGATGCGAAGTTTAAAACCTTTGGGTGTGGAAGTGCTATTGCTTCTTCTAGTCTCGCTACAGAATGGGTAAAAGGGAAAACTGTAGATGAAGCAAACACAATACAAAATACAGAGATAGTAGAAGAATTATCCTTACCACCAGTTAAGATACATTGTTCAGTCCTTGCAGAAGACGCAATCAAGGCAGCAATCAAAGATTATCAAAGTAAACAATCAGTATAAAGGAATACAATGGCAGAGAAACCAAAAAAGAAAGTTTTAAAAGAGGTAATGTTTGATGCTGACGAATTAGAAGAAGAAATAGCATTACACATTCCAGAACCAGAACTTTTACAGGAATCTAAAAAAATGTCCAAAGATGCATTTTTGAAATCAGTTGGTCTAGATCATAGACCAAACTCCATAAGAGCTATTGAAGCTTGGGAGAAATATAATAAAGAATAATATTAACATTAATGAAAGGACAATATGGGATTTTTGAGTAAACTGAAACATCATGCAAAAAAATTAATCGGTAAACAAGTAGACTCTGTTGAAGAGGTTGCTGAAGAGATTACTGAAACTGTTAAAGAACCTGTAAAAAAGGCAGAAAAGAAAGTAAAGAAAACTGCTAAAAAAGTAAAAACGGCTGTTAAGAAAACTGTAAAAAAGGGGAAAAAATGAACTCTACTGATGGCGAAAAGGAATGAAAACATTTAAAAAATATTCAGAAAAGTGTTGCGATGAATGTTATGATCACATTGTGGAGGCTTCAGAGTATCAAGGTAAAAAGGTAAAATTAAATGACCCTATTCGTACAAATGAAAACCCCAAAAAGAAGTTTAAGGTTTATGTAAAGAATGCTCAAGGAAAGGTTGTGGTAGTTCGTTTCGGTGACCCAAATATGGAGATAAAGAGAGATGACCCAAAACGAAGAGCAGCGTTTCGTGCAAGACATAATTGTGATGACAAGAAGGATAAGACAACGCCTGGATATTGGAGTTGTATGCAGTGGCGTGCAGGAGCAAAGGTAGACAACTAATGAAAACTTTTAAATATTATCTAACAGAATTTGCTCAACAGAGTACATCGGATTATGTGTTTAATG